ACCACGAGAAGAAATACCAAGTTTAATACCAGCTTTAAATAACTCTTTGAGTATGTTACCTGCTGGTGTAGGAAGTATTTCTACTTTTCCAAGTAAATTTTGACCTTCCCACCACATTTCACTTACATTGTGTGAGACGTTTTTTAGATTAACGACTGCAGATTCTGGATGGTCAAGTTCACCCATGGCTCTTTTTTGATTGATAAATTCTTTAGTGTATTTTTTAGCTTCTCTCATTAAAATCTCTCTTGGATATACTCTACCATTCTGATTTTTTGATTCAGCTCTTTGTAATACACCACTAACAATCAATCTACCATTATTGTCGGAAATTGACTCGTTTATTTGTTGTGAAGATACTTCAAATAACATAGTATCTATTAAAAGTGACTTGGACATCCTTGGCTCCTATTTCATGAAATCAAATTCTTTTTCGTTAAATTGTTCTTCAAACTCATTAGCATAATCTTTAGCTAGTTCTAACTTATTTTTTTTAGAAAAGGTGTTTCTATCACCACCAAAATCTTTTACGTACTTTTTAGCACCATCATCAATCAAATACATAAATGCTTTAACAGCTAACTTAGGATTAAACTTACCTCTTTTTTTGAATTTAGATAAATTCTTTAGAATTGGTATATATCTTTGTTTATAAAGAGTAGCATCATTATCAATATACAATCTTAACTCTCTTGATTCTGTTGAAATTTCTTTTAATATACCATCTCTATTTAATTTTTTTAACTCTTCTACAATAATTGTTTTTACAGCATCTGCTACTAAGTTTTCACTTTGTAATTTTTTCTTCTCTTCAATTTTATGTAGTAAAAATCCTTTTGCTAACTTTTTTTCCCTAACAAAATCTGTGTCTCCATATTTTCTTCGTAGAGTAACTGGTAATTCTACATTACCACCATGATTTATGAAGTGAGCTACTCTTTTAGCATCTACTTTATAAATTTTTCTCCACTTGTTTTCTGGGAGATTATTTAACCAACGATGTACCTCTTTTATTTTAAATCGTTTCACAGATATCTCCTAAGAAGTCTTTCTTAATTTTGGGTCAATAGCTAACATATAACCTAAAAGTGTAGGTTTTCTATGTCCACCACTATATCCAGACTTCTTTTTCTTCTTTTTTCTTTCTTTATCGTTAACCCAGTATGGAGTAGATGGTGGGCCTTCACCCCCGTCAATATTACTCGACACACTTGCTTCGTTTAATTCTACTCTTACAATTGATTTTATAAGATTACGAAGTTCTTCTAAACTATCCTTTTGAAGTGACATTGTTTATCTCTTCAACTAACTCATAATATCTCATCAAATTAACAACATCATTATCTTTAACAACTCTATGATTAGTTAAATTCTTAGTTAACTTCATAGCTTCTTTTAGTTTTATAGTAGTAACTTTATCGTCTACGTCTTTTACCTTTTCTTTTAATTGTTTGTTTATTTTTGAGATTTCATCATTTATAAACTCACGTAAAGAATTGGTATTAGATATATTTTCTATGTATTTTTTTAGTAATACCTTTTGTTGTTCATTTAAATCTGAATATTTATTATTGAACTTATCAACTAACATTGAATAAGTCAACAATCTTAAATCTTTTTCTGACTTCTTATAAGTCTCGATTATCTTATTTGTTTTTACTGAAGAATCTACTTTCTTATTTATAATATGTTCAACAATAGAGTACTTATTACGTATTTCATCCGTTGGATTGTTTCTATGTTGATTAGTATTATACTCAAACAATTTGTATACAGAAGCAAAAACTTTATAATTTGGAATACGAGATGAAAAGAAGTTTACTATGTCGTAAGACTCTTTAATACTCTTTATCAAATTATATTTTTCTAACTTTAATTTTTTGTTAGATAATCTTTGTCTTGATTTTACGACAGCTTCAATTAATTTTTCAGCCTGTTTTTCAGTAGTAAATTTTTCATTCATCAAAACATTATAAAGTTCTAATTCTTTACCAAGTTCTGTAGTTTCTGAAAAGAAATTTTTCATTGTTTTAATAGCTACAGAATTATCTTTGCCATTAAGAACGTCCGCCGTTATCTGTCTTGTTAATAGTTCGAAAAGAATACCAGTATTCTTTATTTTTAAGTGTTTTGTTGAGGCCATTTTAAGCTCCGTATTTTTGTATATAATTCTTCTATTATAAATATTAAAGAATGTTATTTATCGTTATTTAAAGTGTCATTTACTTCACGTTTATACTCTTCTTCTACAGAATTAGTTTCATTTATCAGTTTTAAGTCACTATTATTCATAGATTTCTTCAACTTATCTAAATGTGCTAACGCTATAGACTTACCACCCTTACGCATATCTACTACACCAAGTGGGTCTCTTCCTCTAGCAGAACCATCCTTACCAAATTTAGGTGGTCTTTTTGGTCTACCAGCTCCCTCGTGACCTCCAGGTGGTGAACCACCTTCTGGACCAAGTTCATTTTGTTTTTTCTTTTTAGCTTTATCTCTAGCTGTATAGTAATCAGTTTTACTTGGTGTTACCATATCGTCTTCACCATACTCATCTTCACCAGAACCACCAGGTGACGCTGGGTCAGCACCTTCATCTGCAATAGACGTGTATCTGAACTCTCTTTTTTGGTCATCAACGATTTGTTTTCTTACTAAATCTTTTTCTTGTGCAGTAAAACCAAATATTTGGTCATAAACATATTCAGTAGATAGTAACTTATTATCTTTCATTGATGATGCTAGGTCAATTTTTGTTGACCACAATTCAAGTTTTTCTTGTTCATATATCATTGATGGATTTGTAAGTGATAGTTCAAAATTAACAAGGTCTGCGTCTGTGTAACCTTGTGCATATAAATGAACTATACCAATCTTTGTCAACTCACTAATTACGATTCTTTGAATCCTTTCAATGGTACGAGCAAATCTAACATCTTCTGCCGCTAAAGTTGCTTTAGCATTAATTTCATCTTCATACCCTAAAAAAGCTTTAGGTATTTTTAATGCGGCTAGTAATTTATTTCTTAGGTATTCAATATCATCTACAGCTTCAAATGTCAATCCAGCGGCTGTATCAATTTCTGTACCACTATCTCCACCACGAACTGGTAAGAAGAAATCTTCTGTTATATTTTGAACATTGTATTTTAAATTGTAATCACCAGTTTCTTTATCAATAACTGGTGCTTTCTTCATCTTATTGATGATTCGTTGCATATAGTTATCAACCTCATTTGGTGGTATGTTTCCAATGTCAACTTTAAATACTCTTTTTTCTGGTGCTCTCATTATACGATGTATTAACATAGCATCTTCCATAAGAGTTAATTGTTTCCAAACCTTACGAGCTCCTTCAATCATGGATTTACCATAAGGTAACATATTACTATCTGATAACAATCTAAAATGTCCAACTTCGTAATTTTCTAATTCTGATTCTAATTGTCTTGTACCACCAACTGTATATTTTGTTTCTGGGTCTTCAACAATGAACTTTACGTAGTGTGGATTTGTTGGGTCGTCTCCCTCTACTCTTGATACAGTATATGGGGATATTGGTTTAACATTTACGATACCAAACTTTTCTGCTATTTCTAATTGTAAAAAGAAATCACCATACTTACACATATTACGAATCCATGGCCATAGATTAAATTCTATGTTGATAACATCATAGAATAAGTTACGTAAAATGTCATGTATATTATCGTCTTCTGAACGTATCTGTAATATGTCTCCATATTCAGACCTCATTGTAGACTCATCCGCATATATATCAAGTGCAGATGATAAGATTGAATCATTGTCCATTGATTCATAATCAGAAAATAGACCAGCTCTCTGTCCTCTATCAGTAGTGGCTTTCTGTCTACCAACACCATATGGATTTTGTAGATTACTATACAATTTAGTATATCTATCTGTCAAGTCTGATACAGCTTGTACTCTATTTGTGTCAGCGACTTTTAAAGTTCTTCCACCAGCGTGTCTTACAATCACATTGGTTGAAAATAATCTTTTTAGTCTACTTCTTAAACTCTTGTCGGCCATTGTTTCCTCACTCTTCTAATTATTTACCTATTAACCAGGTTAAATCTTCTTTTTCACTATTGGGTACTTCCATTTTCCAAGATTCGTTTTCACTATCATCGGCTGAGTAGATAGTGCCGTGGTGTTGGAAGTAATCAAATGAACGTTTTGTCAATTCAATACCTTCCGCTCTTAATCTTAACGCAGTATCTCTAACCCAAAGTCCTATTGCTAAACTCATAACAAGGTCATCATTATATCCTTGCATCGCTTCAGCTCTACTATTCTTATATATAAATACAAACAACTCATCAATTAATCTTTGGGAATTAATAGTAACAGATTTTTCTCTAAAATACTCTTCTAATTTAGCTATTACCAATGGTCTTGTTTTAGTAGTCATACTAAATCCTGGAACCATATTCCTATCTTGACTTCTATATCTATTCGTCATTTGTTTTGATGTATCTACATACATTAAATCTTTTGATGTGTAAAATATGTTCGGATACTCCGAATCTATTATGGTCTGTATTGCTGACCAACCAATATTGTTGTTCTCAACAATCAATAGAGCTTTATTATACTCTGTTGCCACACTTACACACATATTTCCAAAATCTTTTGTTCCAAGTTTACCTTTATATTCTGCTACTTGTTTCATTGACTCTATTTCAAGTACATGAAACGCAGAAAAATCAGAACCATCACCTCTACTAACATCAGCACTCAATACGTAATCTTTAGAGTAATCTGGATACTCCCATATCCACATATTTGAATCAAATCCTCTTCTTTCTAATGGTTCTTTTACGTGATTCTCTCTATAATCTTCTATAATCAAACCATCTATTACAGTTTGACCAGAAGTTATGAAACTACAATCACACTCTTGAGCCGCTAATGATGGCCCTAATAATAAATCTTGTTTATTTCTCCACTCTTCTCCTCTTTCTGGATGTATTGTCCAATGTAACTTTATAAAGTTCCATCCATTTATCCCATCTTCGGCATCCATCCAAGTTCTATGAAACCAATTACCAACACCATTAGGTGTAGATAATGCTATACATTGACCACCCGTAGATAGTGTTTGTGAAGCCGCTGCCCATATCGTATCAATTTTTTCGATAAATGCCGCCTCATCAAGTACTAATAAAGATAGTGCTTCTGAACGACCAGCTTCTTCAGAACTAGCAACAGCTTTAACTTGTGAACCATTTTTATATCTCAAAGATAATTTGTTATCTTCAACACAATTTTGTTTTAACCAAGATGGTAGATTAGCATGCATCACTCGTACCTTAGTAACAAGATTTTTAGCAGTATCTTGTTTTGTTGCAATAACAAGAATGTTTTTATCTTGGTGAAAAGTCATTAACCAAAGTGAATATCCAGCTGTTAATGTTGATATACCCAACTGACGAGCTTTTAAAATAACATTAAGTCTGTTATCTTTGATATCTTCTAATGTCTTTTCTTGAAAATCCCATAAATGAAATGGTATTTTACCTTTTATTGGGTGCTGTATCATACAATACTTTTTTAAAAAGTAAACTGGGTCTTTAGCACATTTAACGTACTCTGACCTAACTAATTTTTTGAAATCAGTTTGTGACATTAACTAAGTATATAAACCACTGTTGAACTACCAGTCTCAACTTTTTTTACACCAAGTTCTATCACTTCTCCTGCCGCTACAGTACCATCTGAACCACTAATAGTTCCACCATTAGCTCCATATATTTTATATGCTGTACCAGTACCAACAATAAACGCTTTACCCATATTTGAACCAGTTGGTTCAAATGTTGATGTTGCGGAAACAGTTTGTACTCTATTATACTTACCAGCATTAGTTACTACTGCAGGACGAGAATGACTTGTTGATTGTACGTATCTTGTTGGGTCTGCCATTTACTTTCTCCTAAGTTAAATTGTTTACTGACTCTGAATAATGATTTTCTACTCGTTTTAGATATTTTTTACAAGTAGAAATCAAAGCCGCATCAGAACCAGCCGTTTCTAAATCTGTTATTTCTGTTTTTATCATACTAGCTATAGAAGCTTGGTTATCACTATTTCTATATGCTCTTTTATTACTAGCTATAGCTTGAACCTTTGTTTTTAATTCATTTTCGTTTGATATTGGCATCTTTAACTCCTAATTATAAATATTATTTTTCTAATTTAATCAATTTTTCTT